TGGTGGTGGTGGTGGCACATATTATTCAGGTGCAGGCGGTAACGGAAATGGCACTAGTTTTGGACCGTATATGTCTGCAAGTGCAGGACACGGCGCCAATAGACAAAATCAACACTCGGGTGGTGTTAGCGGTAACGGCTCCGGTGGTAACTTAAATATTCACCAAGGTGGCGGTGGTTGTCATCACCACTCGTTTGGTCCGGGAGGATCTACATATTTTGGAGGTGCTGCACCGTCAGGACATCCACAAGGTGGACACTTTGCGCATAACCATCAAGGCCACAGCGCACCAGGAACAGGCGGCACAGGCGGGTATTTCCATGGACATAGAGGTTCAGATGGAAGACCTGGTATTGTAGTCGTTGAAGAATATAAATAAAGGACAACAGGAGTATATATTATGAAAAAAGCACTAATTGGTTATCAAGGTTGGGTACAAGATATTAGAAACCCAGGCGAAGAGTTTGAAATCTATAACGGACCAGATGCAAAAATGCAGTGGATTAATGCGCCAGACGAAATTACATTAGACTGGACATTAGAATGGTCACCACAGAATCAAAGAATGATTTGGGTTGAAAGAGATGGCCCATATACACAAGATTCAGAAGCACGTAGAGTTGCTTATGGAGAAGTTGGCGAACAACTTGATATGTTATATCACGAAATACAAGAAAATGGTACAATTTCAGCAAGTGGTCCTTGGGCTTCGCATATTGCTACAGTTAAAACAATGATTCCATCACCTCCAGCGCCAATTCTTATTACAGAAGAAGAAGCAATGGTTAGACGTAATACAATGGAACCAGGTAATGATAGTCCTTGTAATTCAAGCACAGAAGATATGCCGTGCTGGAAAAGATACGAAGGTTGGACTGATCGTTCAAACGAAGTAGTTTAAACTTAGTTACATACTCCAATATTAAAGGGCTCTTCGGAGCCTTTTTTTATTTACTCCACTTCAGATTCTAACTAAATAATAGTAGCATATAATACACCAAAGGATTTATAATGAAAATTAAAACAGTAACAATTGTAGGCGGCGGTTCATCAGGATGGATGACAGCAGCAGCACTAGCTAAATGTTGCCCACATTTAGATATAACTCTAATTGAATCCAAGTCTATTGGCACAGTTGGCGTTGGTGAAAGTACCCTCGGGCATATCAACAGATACATGCGTTTACTTGATCTTAAAGACGAAGATTGGATGGCAGCATGTAATGCTACATATAAAAATTCAATTCAATTTACAAACTTTAGAGAAGGCAACGGTGAAGTATTTCAATACCCGTTTAGTGACGGACTTGATATGACTGATAAGCCTAGTGGGCCAGACAACTGGAAACAACTAGCTGCATTACGTCCTGAAGAATACGGTCCTGAAGAATATGCTAGATTTTTCTGTACAGGTAACACGCTACTAGCAGAGCATAACAAGCAAACTAAAAATGAAAATGGCGTATTAAGAAACTTTGATTACGATAACGATACTGCATATCATATGGATGCACAGTTGTTTGGACAATACCTAAAAGATAACATTGCAATTCCTTTAGGTGTAAAACACATGTACGGAGAAGTACATTCGCACATGAAAGATAATACTAATACATACATTACTCAAATTTTATGTGCTGACGGAACTATCCTTAAAGCAGACTTGTTTGTTGACTGTACCGGCTTTGCCTCAATTTTATTAGAACAATGGATGGGCTCACATTTTAGAAGTTTTGAAAACCATTTAGCAAATGACAAGGCTTGGGCATGTAGACTTCCTTATACTAATAGAGAAGAGCAAATGCACAATGTAACTGATTGTTTTGCACTTGGCAACGGCTGGGTGTGGAATATTCCTTTATGGAATAGAATTGGTACTGGGTATGTGTACTCTAGTAGATTTACTACTCCAGAAGCTGCTAAGGTTGAATTTAGAGAACATTTAGCAAAAACACACACTCCTGAAATTGCAGAAGCTGCTGAAATGTTTGAAGTTAAAATTAGACACGGACGTAGACATAGAGCGTGGAAAGGTAACGTAGTTGGTGTGGGGTTAAGTTATGGATTTGTTGAACCATTAGAATCAACAGGACTATTAACTACACATGAGAATGTTATTAAGTTGGTCGATCTATTAAATCGTAGAGACGGATTTGTATCACGCAGTGAAAAAGAAGGATTTAATTTCTCAGCTGAGTTTGACGTAATTAAGTTTAGAGATTTTGTTTCGCAACATTATGCAATGTCGATGCGTGAAGATACTCCGTACTGGCGTTGGTGTACTGAACTTAACGAATATTCTCCAGAGATGCATGCCGATGAAATGCAAAAACATGGCCAATGGGCTAATATGTTTGGAAACATTATAGGCGCACATAGTTATGAGCCAAGTCATGTTGGTAATAACATGATTGCAGCAGGTATGGGATTACGTCCAACTGGAACACCGTCACTATTAACAGCTAGTAATAGACAATTAGTACAACTTCAAGAAGAAGTAGGTGCAGTTGATAGAATGTATCAGCAGTATAAAAACTTTGTTATAGAGCACATTAAAGATCTTCCAACGCATTATCAATTCTTACTAGAAAATATATACGGTGGTAACGATGAGCATAAACTTGATTAAAAATATAAAGAACTTTTTTAAAAAAAAGAAGTCTTATATTCGATTTTATAGTGTATACCCGGGTGTAATGGATTTGTTTCCCCCTGTAAAGGCATTGTCAATAGTGAGATCATTTACTAAAGATGTGCCGCCTCCAGGGATGCTTCCTGTAGCTAAGTGTCCTGGCATACGTAAAATTGCAACTACGGGATGGATCATTACTGCCCCAGCTGATTTTAAAATTAGAACAAACGGTGACGGCGCCTCATTTGAATGGGCAGAACCGATGCAGTTTGGTAAGGGTATGCCGGGTACTGAATCTTATATTGCATCGCATGACAAAGCTCAAACAATGCCAATATTAGATGATCCATCTGATACGTTACACACTACAATCAAAATCGAAACTCCTTGGAGAATTGAAGCTTCAAATGATATGATGCTACTGCAACTACCTGTAACATATAACAACGAATCGAGGTTTACAGCAGCACACGGACTATTAGATCCTATGCAGTCTCATGTAATAAATGTTCAACTGTTTTGGAAAGTGCTTGAAGGCGAAACGTTGATACGTGCAGGAACACCATTAGCACAATACATTCCTGTGAAAAAACAGGACTTGCTTTATAGTGCATATGATGCTATAATTGAAGAGCCAACAGAGAATGACCATAAGCGAGAAGCTGCTTATAACTATGCAGCTAATTGCGTAATACTAGAGCACGATCATTTAGGTTCAAGATTACAAAGAGCCTCTAAGATTCTAAATAAGTATAAACACAAAGGATGACAAATATGGAAAACAATTATATTAAAAAATTAACTGCTGTTAAGGTACAATTAACAGCTAGTCTTGAAACACAGAATGCCGAACTTGAAAAGTTAGAAAAAGAATTTGCAGATTTAAAACTTAATCCTTACGGTATCACTTCTATTGATTTTGCAAAACGTCAAGAACTTTCTGTTGATACATTAAAAATGGAAGGAACACTTATGGGTATTGATCTAGCTTTAGAGACCTATGAGGAAGAGCATGGTAAGTCAGATTAATGAAGGAGGAGTACATCTCTTTCCGCCTTATATATGGAAGTATACTTACGACTTTCCTTTAGATACATTACAAAAATCTATTGACGAAGTTTTTGATGCTGTTAAGCACAACTCAGCTTTAGAAAAGGGCAATGCTTTATCAACAGTAGCGAACCCCGAATGGCAAAAGCCGCATACATGGGAAGAACTTGGCGACTTCCAAGAATGGCTAGGTAATAAGCTAACAGGCATTAAAGAAGAATTAAATTTTTACAACCGACACTCAGAAGTAATTGGATCTTGGTTTAATAGACATTATAAATCCGGTTATACTGAAGAACACCATCATAACTATAGCACATTCGTTGCTAGTTGCTATCTAAAATGTCCGCCTAACAGTGGAAATATTGTATTTAGAAATCCGTTAGAGTACCACATGTGCAACTTTCCAATAGTTAATGAAACGCAAACATTGAGCGAAGTAGAATGTAAAACAGGAGATGTTATTATCTTTCCAGGCTGGCTTAAACATTTTGTTACACCTAACAATACAGACCAAGAAAGAATTGTAATGACAATTAATATTAAATGATGGATTTTAAGATTTGTTACCCTGATGCAAACACTATAGACAAAGTGTTAAAAGTAAAGTCATTAAATGACTTTGCTACAGAATATGTTGACTTAGGTCAAGGCATTGGGTATTGGATTGCAGACAATCCGTTTTATAATGACGGCTTTGAAATATTTAAAAATTTAGTAAAATGTTTTCCTATTGTTAAAGATAACAGTGCAGAAGGTAACATGGATCCTAATCCGTTTGATACTATACATTTACCAGACTGGGTATACAAAAACATTTGCTTTTTAATTAGAGATTTTTATCTTAAAAATGTTGAAGATACTATGTATGATCCTCAAATACATGAATGGGGCAACATCTATTTTAAAGATAGGGCAAAACCAATTACTTGTTATAGACTTCCGCATGTAGATTATCCTAAAGGATTAGTTGCTAATTTATGGTTTACTAATCACTTAATTGAGGATTCAAATACAAAACTATACAAGTATCATGGCGAAGTAAAAAACTGTGTATACGACTTTCAACTTGATACAACACATCCTTTGTTTGAAGCATGGAGAGAATTAGCACAGTCACCTAAGCGTTCCAGCACGTGGTTTAACATGACAGATGACGAATTGAGTAAATGGGGATTTGAATGTATGGGTGCTGCACCTTCAATTGAAGGAAAAATGACTATGTATAAAGCAGACATTAGCCATGCCGCAATTGTTTCGCCTAGTGTTGATTTTAGATGGAGCCATACATTTGCATTTTCAGATGATTTTGCTCCAGCAATGAGAATGGGAGATATTATACCACAATGATGCAAATGGATTTATACTTTCCAACCCCTGTATGGTGGGAACAAACAGACTTAGACAACACAGAAATGGTAAAGCTATGCTATGAATTACTTGATGTTGATACTGATGGTAGAAAATTAAGTAATCAAGGAGGTTGGCAGTCAAAAGATTTTAGACCAGATTTATATGATGTAATGAAACCGTTATATGATAAGATTATGGATCAGGTTGATAATTGTATACGTGATTACGGATATCATGAAGACTATTGTACACCTTTAATGGAAAACTTTTGGTTTAATATTAATAAGCAAGGCAACACAAATTCAGTACATATACATGATAACGCTTTTATATCTGGAGTATACTATGTAAAAGCAAGACCCGGGCAAGGTAACATTAATGTTTATAAAAACCATATGCAAGACTTTATTATTGCATCAGCAGCACCAATGCAGAGTTATACTCCAATTAGTGCATCTTGTATTGCATTTGAACCAACAGAAAGTAAACTAATAATGTTTCCAGGTTGGTTGCCACACGGTGTTGAAAGAAATACTATCGACGAAGATAGAATAAGTGTATCTTTCAATGTAAAACTAATAAGGACAGATGATGAACGACTTCGGACAACGAATACTTAACGAAACTAATCTGTTAGTAGATGACAAAGCTCATTACTTTGAAAAGCTACTAGACAATCCTAGTGACCTTGTTACTTGGAATGATATAGAACGTTGTGTAAATCAAACAGAGTTGTATAAGTTCGAGTTGATTGATCAAAATAGTACCAAGATAGAAATTCCACAATCTGGTAAAAACTGGATCTATGATAAAGCAGTGCAAGACAAACAATTTATTATTGATAGTGTTAACCAAGGACAGGGATTAATTTGTTTAGACTATGGGTTTTACAGTCAAAAAACAATGGAATTTTTAAGTGTGTTTGAAAACTTGTTTAGTGTACACGCTGCAATACATGTGTACTGCGGTATGAAAGATTCTAAGTCTTTTACAATACATGATGATTATCCATGTAACTTTATTATTCAAGCTGAAGGTGAAACACGTTGGAAAGTATATAAAAATAAAATTTCATACTTACATCGAACAGGATTAATGAATAATAAACTAAGCGATAAAGATTTAGAAGTTGATATTGATGTAGTATTAAAACCAGGAGATGCATTATACATTCCGTCAAGGCAGTATCATTGTGCATATCCTAAAGGAAAAAGGATATCGTTAAGTATTCCGTGTTGGCAAAAACTTCCAACAGAACCACGGGAGAATGCAGTAGACAGAAATTATTATAGGATCAACAACAATGTTTAAACCAATTGAAATACCAAATGTAATTGATAGAGAATATCAAAAACAAATACACGATGTAGTAACTGACATAACATTTGATTGGCACTTTATGGAAGATACAACATTTGAAAAGAAAGATACTTTTAATAAATCTACTCCTTCTTTTGCAAACTTAGTATATCATCCAGATAATAAAGAAAATCCTGGATTAGAGTTTTTTAAACCGTTGTTAGAAAATACGTGTGCTAAAGCTGGTTTGGAATTAGATACATTGTTACGTATGCGATTAGGATTTTTACTTAATACAAAGTATATGATGCCACATGTGAGATATCAATACAATACACCACATGTGGATTTTAATGTAGATCATTATACTGCGTGTTACTATATTAATGAATGCGATGGCGAAACAGTTATATTTCACGAAACACAAGAATCAGAAAAATATAAGGCTATGCATAAAAGTATGCCGGAACAAGGCAAAGTTGTAGTATTCAACGGAAGACATTATCATGCAAGTACATGCCCTAAGATGTTTACGAAAAGAATTGTAATGACTATGAACTTTACAGCGAGTAAAATAGATGGATAAAGAGCAATATATTAACGAACTATTAGAAAGAGATCAAGTATCATCTTCTCGTATTAGCTCATTAAATCTTAAAGATAGGTTTACATATCCTTATCTTCCAACGATGGTAATTGATAACTTTTATGAGGAACCTGATCTAGTTCGTGAATATGCTTTAGATTTAGAATTTTATAAAGGAAATAGAGGAAGCTGGCCAGGAGTAAGAACTAAGCTACTTCATGAGTTTGATCAACAAACATTAGATATATTCGGAAAAAAATTACTAGTGTATCTTAAAGATTATGGATATACAGGGTTTGACGAATTACAATCAGCATTTCATTCTACACCCGAATCGTATACTAGAGGTTGGGTACATGATGACGATCCCAAGTTAAATGTTGCTGGAGTAGTTTATTTAAACAAAGAAGCTGCAATGGGCACAGGCACTACTATATACGAAGATAAAAATGATTTTGATGGTAGCAAATACGCTCAAGCATTTATGGAAGATGTACTTGATGTTTCAGCAGAAGAAAAACAAAAGTTTAATAAATTACGAGAACAACAAGTAGCAGAATTTAAAAAAACAATAACAATGGAAAGTGTATTCAATCGTTGTATTATATTTGATACAAGGAACTGGCACAGTCCAGAGAACTTTTATGGCACCACAGTTGAAGATGCAAGACTAACCCAGGTGTTTTTTGCGAGGGCAATATGATTAAACACATTACACAGCCTATGAAAGTTATTGACAACTTTTTTGAACAACCTCAATTAGTAGTTAAACATGCTATTAAGCAAGAGTATGTTGATCAAGATAATTCATTGTTTTTAGGTACACGTTCAACAACTTTAGATATGATTGATATTGATATGTTTGAAGGCTTACTCGGAAAGTTAATTAATCATGTTGTAGGAAAAGACTTGTTTACATTTTTACATTGTGAATATCAAAAAATAAACAAAGAATCCGTTGATCAAATTAAAGTAATAGGACCTTCGTTTAATATAGCAGGCACTATATTTTTAACAACTGATCATATACCCTATAGTGGAATAAAATTTTATGATAGTGTTATGCATAATGAAACTATGTCTGTGGAAAACATGTTTAACAGATGTGTACTTTGGGATCCTCAAGTACCTTATAAAATATCAAACTTTGCAGACAATACATTAATGCTAACATTTTATGGCACAACATTACAAAGGTATCCAGGATGAATAACGATATTATAGTAATTGACAATGTTATTCCAAAAGATTATTCTGATCATATTAAAAATTTAATGACAGGATGGGAGTTTGGTTGGGTGTTTAATCAAACAATGGTATCACCCGATGCAGAACTACAGGGCGAAAGTAATCATGCAGGATTTAATCACTTCTTTTATGAAAACCAACAAGCTGCTAGTCAACACTTTAACTTCTTATATCCGCTTGTTTTAAGCGTTACTAGTGCGTCTAAGACGCCGTATAACAGGCTTATACGTATGCGGGCTAACTTGACCCTACCTAATAAAACAAGCACGTTAGACCACCATATGCCGCACATAGATAGCTTCTTTGAGCATTGGAATGCAATTTACTATGTCAACGATAGTGACGGTGACACAGTTATCTTTAATGAAACAAACGATGATTACGATGCAGGCAAAGATGATATTATGCGTATTCAATCAAATAAGTTTACAGTTAAACAACGCATTGAACCTAAGCAAGGTAGAGTAGTTGTGTTTCCAGGCAAGTATTATCATAGTAGTAGCTTTGCTAAAGATTCAAATTATAGATGTGTTATTAACATGAATTTAGATAGGGTACAGCTAACATGAGCGAATACTACTTACATGAAAGTCAATATATAATTGATAATAAGACTCAGATTTTCGATCATTTAGATAATGCACACAGGAATTTTCATAAACTATTTCCATCTAGCAACGACTCAACTTGGTCATACAATTTATATAATGTATTTGCATTAACTGCTCCTTCAACAATTTTTCACGGCATCTATAAAGAACTAGGAACATTTGTTAAAAGTCATTTAGGTAACGAACGACCATTATGGATACAAGCGTGGCTGAACTATCATAAGCATGACGAGTGTTTAACACGCCACGGTCATGAATTTGATTACCACGGGTACATTAGTATTGACCCAAAGAAAACAAATACTGTTTTTGATAATTGGACAATTGAAAACAAGCCAGGCCAAATATACTTTGGTCCTGGCAATGCAATGCATGAAGTTCAAGTGTTAGAACCGTATGAAGGATATCGTACAACTATAGGATTTGACGTACACACTATACCAAATAGTCCTTTGTATAGAAACTACGAAGAACGTCCGTTTGGAAATATGGGGTTAATGCCATTACTATGATTGAAGATTATAAAATTATTAAAGGCGCAGTATCAAAAGAACTTTGCGATTTTCTAGCATTAGAATATGAAATGATGGAAAAAGTTTGCAACGTATTGTATTCTGGTGCTGACTTGTCTGATCTTTGTGAAAACACTTTTGCAAGATACGCTCCGTTAATGTTTGAAACATTAATGGTAAAACTAAATCCTTTGGTTGCAAAAGAATGGGGCAGTGAGTTAGTACCAGTATACTCTTATGCTAGAATATACTATAAAGGTTCTGAGTTACAAAAACACTTTGATCGTCAAAGTTCAGAAGTATCAGTATCAGTAGCTATATCAAAAGAAGATATTACTTGGCCGTTTTACATTAAAAACAAAGAAGGTACTGTACACGAAATTAATTTAGAAGTTGGTGATATTGTAATTTATAGTGGACGTAGACACGAACACTGGAGAGATCCATACAAAGGTAATAAAGTAATTCAAGCATTTTTACAATATGTCAATCCCACAGGTCCGTATGCACATTTAAAATGGGATACGAAACCTGCACTAGGGTTGCCTGCTGAGTACGTTCGTCAAGAAATAAAAGACGAAGTACAGAGCGTTAAAGATATGCTGGGGTTTAAGCGATAACTAGTCGCTAACTTTTGTAGGCCCAGCAACGATTCTAGCTGGTGTGTGACGCTCTTCAAAGATTTTTGCTGCTTCTTCTTTGTTTTTTGCTTCACATGTATCTTGAGTAATTGGCGATTTGCCAGCTTCTACTCTAATAATCATTTTGTAAGTTGCCATAATATAACTCCTATATCTTTATTTATCAATATTCTGCACCCATTCGTCGATTGTCCAGAATGGAGCTACAAGTTCTTTGTAGCGGTTTACGTTAGTATTTAGCACTTGTTTGCCAATATCTAATTTATCTGCAAATGCGTGTGTAAAGTATGTACTATCAAATATATCTAATCCTTGGATAACTTGCATCCATGCAGCCGGCGAGTAACCGTTAAAAACTGGCTCAACAGGCGAGTGGCCTTTCCAAAACATTTCCCATTGTTCTAATTTTTGTTTTAGAGATTCTGGAATACGCTCTTGGTCGTGCATATGACTTAACCAAAAGTCTGTGTCGCTTCGGTTTCCTCTAAAATGTAGTGCAATGAAATCTTTAATATCGTCATATACAATTGATATTCTATGATTAAATCGTTCTTGGAATGCAGTATGATCCCTTCTATTGGGGTCCCATAAGTCTTGTAATGCAAATAAACTTTCACAAATGACTGCAATGCCGTTTGCTTCTAATGGCTCTAAAAACCCACTACTAAGACCAATTGCTATAACATTTTTATTCCAACTTGTATCCATAACACTTGGTGTATACGTAAATGATGCAACTGGCTCAATATGATCTCCACATACACTACGTGCTTCTTCTAGTGCTTGATCAGGTGTTAAGTAGTTTGGATCAAATATGTATCCGTTTCCTGATCTATGTTGTAAATTAATATTCCAGCGCCACCCGTATTTCATTGCAGTTGCATTAGTAGTTGGTGAATATTTTGGTTCGTCCCACCACGCAATTACTGACCTATGTGTAAAGTAATTAGAATAGTCATGCTCTTTAGTTTTTAGTTTTTTACCAATAAGCAGTCTTGCAAATCCAGAACAATCTATAAACCATTCTGCATTAATTTCTCGGTTGTCATCTAACACTAATGATGTTAAGTTACCATTGCTATCTTGTGTTGCATCAACATATGTGCCTTCTGTTAAATTAATATTACGTTGTAATGCAATAGATTTTAAATACGCTGCTGTTGCTCTACTTTCGTTATGCCACATTGGAATAATAGGCAATTCAGCTCTACTTGCACCAAAAGGAACTTTGTTTTCTTTAATAAAATAATTTGCGTAAAATGCATCTGCTAACGGAACATTGTTTCCTAGCAGAGTAGCTTGATATATATCTTTTTGTCTTTCGGCTACCATAATATTTTTTAATTGGCCAAGAGATACGTCTTTAACAGTTTTATTAGTATCAGTCCAGCCGTCTAACCAAGGTGCATAATCAGTTTGTAAACAATGTATGAATTCACTACCAACACCGCTCCAGTCTTTAAAGCTACCACCTAGCTTAGGAGTAGATTTTGTGTGTTTAACAAAGTCGTTAAAATCAATATCAAGCACATTTAACAGTTCAACAAATGTAGTAGTGCCGCTTTCGCCTGCAATGATAGGAGGTTTATTGGGATCTTCTACTACAGTAATCTGCATAGATGGAAACTTTTTTCTAACAACTAATGCAGTTAGCCAACCTGCAACGCCGCCACCAAGTATAACAAGATTAGAGGCTGATTGTGGTTTCAAGATATCTCTCCTTTAGTATGTTTAGTGCTTCTCTATGAGTATAAACTGTCCCTTCATTAGGACGGTCAGCAGTACCTTCATGTATAACTCTTGAAATCTGATCGTTGTGTACACTAGCAAAATTAGTGTTCCAAAAAGATTTAATAGATGCATAATCAAACATGTGTAAGCCGTGCATAACTTGTAACCAATTTAAAAAACTAAACATTGTCATAGGCTCTGCAAAATAGCTTGGACTTACAAATGTTTGCTTAAAGGTACCAAGAGTATCTTTATTGAAATCAGTTAGTTCAATATTTTGATTACACCACTTCCAAAACTCGCTGTCGTTTCTTTTAGTAACATAATGAATTTGAATAAAATCAATAATGTTAGTAGCAACTTTATTCATTCTGTTGTTAAATGTTTTTACTAATGCACTAGATGAATCTTTTCGATAGTATGCAAGTGATCCCACTAACAGAAACGTTTGCTGGATAGTTGATCCAATCGAACTTGCTTCTAATGGTTCTACAAACATAGCACTAAGACCTAATGACATACAGTTTTTAGTCCAAAATTCGTTAACATAACCAGCATTAAATTTTACATCTTTTCCAATTTCTAAATTTTTAATACCTAAAACGTTTTCGTAGTATTGTGATACTTCATCATATGCCTGCGTTTTATTAATAAAGTTATCGCTAAACACATATCCGTTACCGTATCTATCTTGTGTTGGAATTCTCCAAACCCATCCGCTACTTAATGCAGTTGCTTCTGTCCAAGAAGGTATGTCCTCAGTTCTAGCTGTTGGAAATGCAATAGCACTATTCATTGGTAATTGATGAGAACAGTCTATCCATTGTTGTCCGAGTTTAGACGAAATTACTCTATTAAAACCACTGCAATCTATAAAAAACTCGCTAGTATGTTTAGTACCTGTAGTATCAAGTAACGATTCTACATTACCTGTATTGTCTAAAATTACATCTTGTATGTCAACATCTAATACTTTAATATCTCGATTGCTGCATTCTTTAACAAGAAACTCGTTTAATTTGTGTGTATCAAAATGATACTGTGCTACTGTAGCATGTAATGGTTCAGCATGTAAACTATCTTGTGTACGTTTCCATGCAGTGTCTAAAGGGTCCCATTGTTCAGCAATCATTCTCATCCACGATACTGGCATTTCATTGTTTGGATCTAATGAACCGTATGCGGATGTTAAGCTATGAAAATAACTTTTATCATCACCATTCCAGTTAGTAAACTTAATACCAACTTTAAATGTGGCGCCTGTTTCTCTTACAAGTGTTGGCACATCAATACCGACATGCCCTAAAAAATGTTCCCAGTGTTCAGTTGATCCTTCACCTACACCAATAATTCCAATTTTAGATGAACGCAACAGTGTAAGGTTAATATGAGGGAAAGATTTTTTAATTATCATTGCAGAAACTAGTCCGCTAGTTCCGCCTCCTAATATTGTTAAAGATTGAATCATCATAGTGAGTAAGTAATCCCTTTTCCTTTAATACTGTCTACTGCTTGTCTACAAGTAAGCCATGTGCCTCCTGTAGTAGTTTGCGGAAGTTGATCTAATTGTTGTATATCCTGTGTACGATAATGACTATAACGACTTTCGTACAATTTTTTAATATTTTTTTGATCAAACATTCTTAACCCGTGCATCACTTGAATCCAATTTAAGCAATCGTATATTCTAAAACTGCCATGTGTTCCGTCTTCGGGTAACAATACTTGATTAACAAAATTAGTTTTAAACATCTCTATGTTTTCTTTATTAAAGTCTGTCATAGTAATTTCGTTATTGCACCATTGCCAAAACTTAGTATCATTGCGTTGTGTAAAGTAATGTAACTGAATAAAGTCTAATACATTAGATAAACAATCGTCAAATGTTTTGTTATATTCTTTAATGGTGCCAGTGTCGTTGCGATCCCAAGTTGCTAAAGAACCTGCTAACGCTCTTGATTGTTGAATAGTAGTTGAAATGCTACTTGCTTCTAGCGGCTCAACAAAGTTACTACTAAGCCCAATGCTTACACAATTCTTAATCCAAAACTTATTGACTTTTCCTGATACAAAGTTAATTTTTCTACCAATGTTAATTGTATCTGTAAAATGTTTTTGTATTTCGTTAACGGCTTCGTCTTCTGAAATAAATTGATCACTAAACACATATCCATTACCAAATCTATCTTGTACAGGACTGCGCCAATGCCAACCTGCATCCATTGCCTTAGATAATGTGTAAGGAGGAATTTTTTCTTCGTATGGTGTTTGGAATGCAATAGCACTATTCATTGGCAGATACTTAGACCAATCAACCCACTCTGCTCCTAGCTTAGATGCAATAACTCTTTTAAATCCGCTACTGTCAATAAAGAAATCTGCATGATGTTTTGCATTAGTTGAGTCAACAACATAATCAACAAATCCGTTTTGATCTAATACAGTATCAACTACTTCGGCATCGATTACTTTAATTCCAGCTTCAATACACCTCTTTAATAGATATGCATTTAATTTTTCACTATCAAAATGGAACTGATAATAATCTTCAAACGGTGGGCTTAACCATCCTTGCATTGGCAAGTCCCAATGTAATTCTTCAGTGCTAGTACCATCTGCAATTAAACGCATCAGTGTGTGTGCATCACCAGTATATCCGTCAGTCCATACATACGGGTCGGCCAAACTATGATAATAGCTAGTACCATCACCGTGCCAATTTTCAAATTTGATACCAATCTTAATAGTTGCGCCACATTCTTCAACAAGGTCTTTTAGCGTTATACCAACTGCTTGTGCAAATCGTTTCCAGTGTTCTGTACTACCTTCACCTACTCCGATTGTGCCAATCTTGTTAGACTTAATAAGTGTAATATCAATATTACTAATTGCTGTTTTTTGATATAATGCAGTCATGAGTCCAGCGTTTCCACCACCTAAGACTAGTAAACTTTTTATCATACGCCTTTTTCCTTGTTATGCACTTCTATATTTGCAACAGAGTCTGTTGCAAGATTGTAATTAATTGCGCCTGTGGGCATTACATTAAAACTAATAACATATCTATCTTCGTTTCCAAAATGCGGTGTTGAACTATGAAACAACCAACTAGGAAATATTACTAACTTTCCAGGAACTGCTTCTATAAAATGGTGCGGAGCGTATTCGTGTCTTAACACTTCTAGTTGTGCTTCAGTTCTATGTTTTACTGGATCTTCAAACACAGTAGGGCTTCCGTCAGTTACATAATACACAGCACTAAGAAAACTCATCGAGTGCCTGTGATAATGTAATCTCATTCCGTCTTGTGGTAATGCTCTATTAAACCAACTACTAGTAATTGCAAATCCTTCGCAATCATATTTTTGATCAATTCTAACTTCTTCAATACATTTGTTAATCCAAGAAAATAAAGGTTGCAATCCTTCTTTGTCGTGTAGGTTTCTCATCGAACTTATTGTTTCGCTAGACTTAACAGCATCTGCATATTTTTCAAGTTCGGGAATTAATAGTTTATTGTCAATCTCGGTATTTTGAAATTCAAACATATCCGTTGGAAATGTAGGAATAATTTTCATTAGTATTCTACCCAACCAGTTAATAAATATTTTTCTCCACTTAGTGGTGGATTACCTCTATGTGTGTGAGTATATCCCGCAGGCCAAACTGCAAGTGTACCTTGAACTGCTGGAACTCTTTTTTGTTGATACAACCATTCTGTTTCACCACCTTCTTCAATAGTGTTAAGATACAATCCCCACGCAGCTACTCTACCAGCTCTTTCTTTGTTATCAGCTTCAAAATGCCAAGTGTGATATCCTTCTCCTGGTAGTGTTTTTTGAATTTTCATATAATACACTCTAGTCGGTGAACAATCTGTTAACACACTATAATGGGCTGTGTATTGTTTCCAACAATCTATAAATCTTTCTAGAAATGTATGCACAGCAGGGTTATCAGTTGACAGATTTAATGCCGGTTGTTCTAAAAGAAACACTGCATTATCTGCTTTGTTGTGCGCAGAATTGTCACCTATGGACTGGCGAGAATGCGCCATGCCCAATTTTTGTAATTGTTCATAATACTCAATTAATTGAGCACATTCTTCAGGTCTAAGGACCTCTTGCCAAGTGGCGATATCTTTATCTATGATCATACGTATATTTATGGTCAGAAAGTTTAACAGCCTATTAGTCTGATTCAGATAAATACTTTGTAATAACAGTGGAAGAATTGAAAATATGGCTAATATACCTATCATTAATAATCTTAGAGTAGTACCAAGAGATGCAGAGTTTCTTGACCGAAAGACTGGTGCCAGGGGTGAGATCTTTTACGATAAAGATAATAACACCATAAGACTATACGACTCAGAGATTGTAGGTGGTTTACCATTAGCAAGAGGCGATTTAACTAATATTACTAACTCTGTATTTGCTGCAAAAGCAACAGAAGCAGGAGTTGGTGGTGGTGGTGGCAGTATTGAAGTAAGTCTAACAGCACCTAGTACACCAACAGAAGGCACAATCTGGTTTAATAGCAATAATGGACTACTGTATGTTTATATCAATGATGGCGATAGCAATCAATGGGTACAACCTGTATTAGGTTATCCTGCAATTCCTTCAACCCTACAAGATTTAACAAACGTAACTATTACAACACCAAGTACTAATCAGGTATTAAAATACAATGGCGCAGCTTGGGTTAATGCAGCAGCAACAGGTGGAATAGCATTAACAGATTTAAGTGTATCCACAGCGGCTGCCGGAACATCAGCATTTGCATACAACAATGGCACAGGTGTATTTACATTTACTCCACCAGATTTATCAGGTTATTTAACAAGTATACCAGCACAATCATTCACAAGTTTGACAGGCAAGCCTACTACAATATCAGGTTATGGTATTACAGATGCTGCAACATCAGCACAAGGTACTAAAGCAGATAGTGCATTACAAAATTTAACAGCAACATCAATTACAACACTATCTGATGTTGCATCAAGTTCACCGAGTGCTAACCAAGTACTTAAATGGGACGGATCACAATGGTCACCTGCCGCAGACGCTGTTGGTAGCGGATCAGCTGCCGCAACTATTAGCGGAGCAACTCAAGCAAATCCGGTAGTAGTTACATCAGCTTCTGCACACGGTTTCTATGAAGGACAGCCAGTAACTATTACTGGTGTTGTTGGCATGACGCAGCTTAATGGTAACGAATACTACGTAAACATTGCAACTTCAACATCGTTTGCTTTATACTCTGACAGTGCGTTATCAACAACTGTAAACGGTACAGGCTTTGGTGCATGGTCATCAGGTGGTACAGCAACAGGCGGAGCAGTTGCAGCTGAAGTAGGTAACTTTGTATTCACAGGTTCAAACATTGACACAGGTGATAGTTCATCTATAAGTGTTACTCCACTTGTTACAATGCAAAGTGATTTAACTGTTGAAAACGATTTAACTGTAAACAATTTGCTTACAGCAGCACAGTTTTCAGTAACAGACTTTACAACAACAAATCACATAACACAGAATTTAACAGTAAATGATACATTATCAGTAAAAACTATCGCACAGACCGATACTGGCACACCTCAGATTACAAGTAGTTCAACACTAGTTTTAGATACACAAGACGGTGTAAGAGTTACCGGTGCTCCATTTAGACTGCCTAGCTTTACAACAACACAGAAAAATGCACTAACACCTGCAAACGGTGATATGGTATATGACACTACGTTGAACAAAGCACAGGTATATCAAAATGGTGCTTGGGCGAGCTTGGTATAGGTATAAAGCATGGCTGACAGAGAATATATTGTTACAGTAAACCCCGGAGTTGATCTTGATGCACTTGATGCAGAGATGGTTTCAGCACTAGGTTCAGATACAATTCCAACAAGAAAAGTTACAATTGCAAATCCTCGTGAAGCTTCTAGAGTATCAACTCACTTCATGTTATCAGACGCAGAAGCAGAAGATTTAAGAAACAATGCTAGAGTTTTAGCTGTTGAAATTCCTGTTGAAGAACGTGACGATGTTCAAATAAGTTTGCGAGCTTCACAAACAGGAAACTTTTTTAGAGGTTCTGGTAGTAGTGGTAATCTTGACAACTGGGGATTACAGCGTTGTATAAGTGAAACAGAAAATTATGGCAACGGTAGTACACCAGCAGGCACTCAAACAATTACATCAATATCAGATCCTTATTTGTATCCACTAGATGGTACAGGGGTTGATGTTGTTATTCAAGATAGCGGAATTGAAGGTGGACACCCTGAATGGGAAACATTAAATTTTGTAGCACCAGATCATTATGCTGCAGGTCCATTAGTTACAGATAGTACCAATGGCGCCGTGTTTGATAGAAGTATTAATGTACACGGACTTAAAATTGTAATTGCAGGAGCAGTGGGCGGAGCAACAACTGTACATAGCGAGTTTGCAAAAAAAGTTGCAAGAACAGTTGAGCTATTACTAACTCCACGTAAAACAACAAACACCGAAAAACAAAAAAAACTTATTGAAAACCTAAGAGGCGATACAGGTACGTGGCATGCAGGAACTCCAGCAGCACAACGAGTTGGTTTCGGCGGTGGTGCTAGTTACTCACCTAATTGGTTAACTGACAGTGGCATTGGTAGTTATAGCGGTTATCAAGGGTTTCTAGATAGCCATGCTGTTAACGATATGGTTTGGTATTTAAATTCAGGTGGCACGCCAGGTACTGGCAACAACGATATAACAGAAGTAATAGAACATGTATTTCATACAATACATCAATATGGGCTTGAAGCTAGAGAATTAAAAATGTATCCTAGCTTTGATTCAGACTGGGCAACAGGCCCAATGTTCCTTGCAATGAAAGAAGCAGAAGATAACAATATATGGGATGCAGCGAGCAGTGGTGCACCTAACTGGAAAACAGACGCCGATACATTTCCTGTAGCAGTAAAAGAATACTTATATCTACTAAACTTTGCAATGTTTGAATATACAAGTTTATGGGACGGTGGCAGTTTGGCTCCTGAATGGGTTGACTCTGCACGTACTCCAGCAGGTGTACAAGCTCTAAATCCGTTAGGTTATGGATTGTTTAACACACATATTAAAGATGTAATTGAAAAAATCGACATTGATGTTTTACAAAGTATTTTCCCAGACGGCGATACAGGAAATCCATTTGCAGCAGGATCGTCAGGATATGTTTCAAATACATCAAGTTCAAGACTACAGCAAATTGACTGGTACAAAGAAAGTACTGTAACAGGAACACAAGATACAACTTTTTATACAGACTTGCACGGGCACGGAACACATGTTACAGGAACAGTTGCAGGTAAAACCTTTGGTTGGGCAAAAGGTGCAAGAATATATTCACAAAAATTAGGAGGGCTTGAAGGCTCAGCAGATCCTAATGATGGTATTAGTATTGTAAATTCATTTGATTGTATTAGACTATGGCACAGCAAAAAACCTATTGATCCAATTACAAAAGTTAAAAGACCAACTATTGTTAACATGAGTTGGGGATACGGAACTAACATTGCTAATACAGAAACTCCAGTATCTGGAAACTACAGAGGAGCAGCATGGACTTACGGTACTGACTACGCTGATGTTAACCAGGTATGGGCAAACGTAGGTGTTGTACCTTTTGTAGGAACAAGATGGAAAATTCCTGTCCAAGTAGCATACGTTGATGCTGAAGTTGCAGATATGATTAATGATGGTATACATGTTTGTATTGCAGCAGGTAATGATTATTATAAAGTTGATGTTAGTGGCGGAGACGATTACAATAATAATGTTACATTTACTGCCGGAACATACAATTATCATAGACCGCCTTCTCCATATGCAACAGGAGCATTTAACGTAGGCAATATCGATAGCAGAATTTTAAACAATTTAGATGTAACTAAGCCAGACAGCATGAAAGGCCCTGCTGTAACTATATGGGCACCCGGAACAAATATTATTAGTGCATGTTCAAACATATCAGAAATTGGCGGACCATCAGTATATAAATTAAACAGCAGTTGGGGACAACAATCTATTAGTGGTACAAGTATGGCAAGTCCGCAAGTATGTGGTGTAGGAGCATTAAACTTACAAGTAGATCCTACATTAACACCTGCACAACTTAAACAAAAGTTAGAAGGAAACGCACCTGCAGTAATGTTTACAACAAGCTCAAGCACTGATTACAATCAATATACCACTAGTATTATGGGATCAGCAGGTAAAATTTTATACAACAAATACAACTCAAGTCAACCATTTGCAACAAGCGGTGGCGTTACTATAACTAATTTGCGTATAGTATAAATACAGTAGAGGAACAAATATTATGGCATTAGCATTTCCAAACAGTCCTTCAGAAGGAGCTCAGTATTCAAGCGGTGGCGTTACATGGCAATGGGACGGTACGACTTGGAACATCGTTATCTCTGGTGGCGGAGGCGGTGCTTCGAGCATGTCGTTTGCTACTATATCAGTTGCAGGACAAGACAATGTTTTAGCAGATAGTACATCAGATACACTAACCTTAGTTGCTGCTTCTGGTATGACTATTACTACAGATGCTGCAACAGACACAGTTACTTTTGCATCATCGGGTGGAGGAGGCGGAGGAATATCATTAACAGATTTAAGTGTAACAACTGCGTCTGCTTCAGGAGCTGGTAGTTTAGCTTATAATGATGGCACAGGTGTATTTACATTTACTCCTGCTGCAAGTGTAGCATCTACATTTGCATCACTATCAGATGTAGCTAGTTCAGGAACAACAATAGCTGATGTGTATTTGCCTGCAATTACTAAATTAGTGGTTACTAATATAGGTACATCGGCATACTTGTTTGATCAATATGCTGATAATAACGCTACAATATATGTTATAAGCGGAACAACTATTGCATTTAGAATTACCTCAGGCGCCAGTCATCCTTTCCAAATTCAAAACGCAATTGGTACAGCATATAATACTGGACTAGTACACGTATCAGATAGTGGCACTGTTACAACAGGTGCTGCTGCTAACGGAGCAACTAGCGGAGTGTTGTATTGGAAAGTTCCATCTAGTTTATCAGGCGGGTATAGATATCAGTGTACTAATCATGCTGCTATGGTAGGATCGATTTTTATTAAATCTATAGCAGCTATTTAAACTCTAAGTTCTTTAAGTTTCTTATCAAGTGTTTTTCTAATAACAGCAATGTCTTGCCTAGCTTCAGGTGCTCTGTCAGCACTAGTGGCTTCAAATGCTAATTGACCATGAAGCTCATCTACTTTTTTAACTGTAGTAATTAACTTCTGTAATAAATTATTGCACGAAACAGCAGCTTCGGTATTAGATATTTGGTCAATTCTTTCTTGAAATTTTTGTACTTCATTTAGAAAGACCGGTGCTTCAGATAATGTTAGCATCTTTGTTTAACTCCAAAATAGTTTCTATCTTTGTTCTAATTAGACTATTATTTAATGTATTCCGTAACCCGGTATGTAGGTTCTTGGGTAGGTAATTTAAATCACTCCAGCAAAACGTAGCAGTATTGATTGTTAAAAATTCGTGATCAACTAAACACATATATGTTCCGTATTCAAACCCTTTGTCTTGGCTGAGATATAACTCAATAGGTACAATCTTACCTTTAGCAAACTTACCTTGTAACTCTGTACTATCGTCAATTACTGAAGTTTTCTTTGCAAAGGTTGGTACGGTCCACTTCTCGTTTTCTAATATAAGAAGTATACGTTGGGTGTCTAATGAAAGATATAATAAGCCTGCTCGTTTCTGCATAACGATACTTAGCTAGGGTTGGGGTCTATTCTCCAGAATCCTGATGAATATTCTCCCTCGAAAGATTTTAACCATTCAGTTCCTGTCCACTTGTATTGAATACCTGTTTTTAAATTTTGGAAGTATGTTGGAGCAACAAGTGTGTTTGGATCTTTTAGTGTAATCCAATCTGTACCATTCCACTCAATAATAGAGTTTGCTACAATAATAGGATCATTACCAGTTGTGCCTTTCCATGCATCAGCTCCGTCATAAGCTTCGTTGTACGGAGTTTCACGATAACTTTGTCCAACATTTTCACTATCGTTAACGTCATCTAGAACAAGGTATCTTGTACCTAACGGAATAGCACTATGACTTCCCCAGGTTGTAATTGGATTAAACTTATATGGATCAATAATTGCATCAACTGTAGATTTTGCAGCAACGCCGTTAACTGTAGATGCGATGCTTGTATTAGTTGGAATTGTATCTTGATCAAATGTTACAAGTAGTACTTTTGGATTTGACGGATTAATAGCAAATGAACCAACCATTTCAAATCCGGTGGGCTGCATAAAGTATATTCGAGATCCAGCTTTGTATCCGCCTAGTTTATCTATAACAGCAGTCCAATCAATTTCGGTAGTTTTACTTTTTATTTCTTTTTGTAATCCTAACGAATTAACAGCTTCATCATTATCTATAATAGTTAACTCGTAATCGTATGCTTGATTATTATTTGCTTTAAACAATAATACTCCATAACGTGCATTAGCGTATATTGATGCTTGTGCTGATGATGCATCATAAATTAAATCACTTAAATTTGTTACATCGCCGGATTCTGTAAAGATGTTTGCAATAACACTTCTTACAATACCAAGTTTTTTAACTTTAGTAGGAGGAGAAATATAAATTGGCATTGTAAAATCTAGTGAGCAAATATCAACATCACTATCAACACCAACAGGAATAGCACGTGAACTAAAATTAGTAGATACTAAATCAACTACACTTAAACTTGTCCAATCAATGTAGTTGTCTGTAGCTTGAATAGCTAATGACGGATTAAATAATACTAACATTTGTTCTAATAGTTGTAATTTTTGATCTGTATTTGAAGTCCAAATATCTGCTTTCATGTTTAACATAAATGGAGTTGGTAAAAGTCTTTCTACAGTATAGGCATTACCTTGCGCTCCTGTATACTGAGCTACGTTATTTTCATCAAAAGAAAAATCTCTTTCTCTAACACTTAGTTTACTAACAAATGTTGGATCAGATAATCTAGTCTTGTCCATTTCCATGCCTGTAATGTAACAAGCTATTCTTGGAACTGTTGGCAATTTGTTTTCAGAGTTTTCTCTAATTAATGCTGCAACTTGTCTTGAAAGGTCTCCGTACATAACTGGCACTGTTTGCTCAGACTTATCGCCTGCTTGATATTTAAAACCAATAAAGATTCTCATAAACTGAGTTACGTATCTTCTTATTTGGCCGTCATAAAAGAAATCCATTATTCGTCTGCCTCAGGTCTAAGAGCTTTACTCAAGCTCTGTTTTTCTGCTACTTGTTTTCCACCAATGCTATTAACTTTAGTATTGTTGATAAACGAATCCTTGCCTTTGTTAGTTGCAGCATCCTTACCAGCAAAGTCAGCACCAACAGCTACATCGCTTGGCCCTAAATTACTCATTGTTGTTCTTACATCATCCTCAGTTTTTCTCCAACGTACTCCGTTGAATCTAAACAAACGTGTAGGTTTGTAATCTGTACGTAAGTGGAATTGTCCTTCCATAGGATTTAGAGGAAATGCAATACCTTGTGTAAACGGCGCACCGTTTTCAGGTAATCCATCACCAATAATATAACCCGGATACGCATTACCATCTGGTGTTTGGTATACTGTATCAGCGGTTATTGCCATGTAAATTTCGTTGCCTTGATCATCTAATAGTGTATTACCAGCAGTATCAGTAGACGGAATTAATAAGTCATTGCTATCAGCTGTGACTAATTCTGTATTTCCTTTAATGTCTTGCTGCATGGTATAGAACTTAGTAGTGTCATAGCCTGATTGCGGAACATCAGCTTCTGCTTGATTAAGAACTGCTTGAGTAATCTGCATTTCTTTTTCATACGTACTCATAATATCTTTGAGTGTATCTGCAAGTTTGTAATGTGTTTCATTTGGTGGTTGAATGTTTGTACATTCTGCAAGTACTGTATACTTTTCACCGTTTGGTGCAATAACAATATCACCTGGAAAGTAAGTTGACTCTGCGTTCCACGTACCTTTTAAACTTTCAACATCTGCAATACCATCGAGTATTTGTTTAAACTCTTGTGAGTCAACAAGTGGTTTACATTTTGCACGATATAAGTGTGGATACCATGTATTTGAAAATCCTTCAGCTGCTCTGTTTACATCTTCAACAACGTAAAAACGTTTTAGAGCGTAGTTAAGATCGTTAAGAGCATGTTCGTCATCTAAATGAGGAAGCTCAATAACATCTCCTGATAATAATTTTCTTCCTAGTTTCTCAACAGTATCGTTAATATGAAATGTTACAAACACTGTATCGTTTTGTAAAAATAAACCAAATTGGCTTAAATTAAAATCAATATCTTGTACATTGTATACACCACGCAATCTATAAATGTCTGGATCGTATTTTCGATCTCTGTTTTCTAAGAACAGCATGTCCTGAATATTTGTAGGATCATCTTGACTGTATACTGGTGTAGACGGTGTGTTTTCCTGTGAGGTACCCGGTCCTATGTACTTGTGTAGAAGCACGTCGGTTCCACCCACTTGGAACATCTCCCAAACGGTTCTATCTTGAAATTTGTAATCGTTGCCCTTTTCGGGTCTATATAAACTAAGTCTTGGCATGGTATAACTATTTACCTAATCTATCTCCAACGGATAAATACTTATATGAGCCAAATAGAAACTGCAAAACAAGAAGTTTTTGATTACTGTAAAGCCATGCTAGGTGACGGTATGATTGATGTTGAATTAGATCCTGTTCATTACGAAACAGGACTAAAAAGAGCATTGGGTGTTTTTCGTCAACGTAGTGATAATGCTGTAGAAGAAAGCTATATTACTCTTGCACTTGAAAAAGATCAAAACGATTATATATTGCCACATGAGATACAGCAAGTAAGACAGATATTCAGAAGAAGTGTAGGAAGTCGAACAGGTAACGGTTCCGGCGGAACAGTGTTTGAACCGTTCAACCTTGCTTATACTAATACATATTTGCTAAGTTCAACTAACATGGGCGGACTTGCAACTTATGAATTATTTGCACAATACCAAGAACTAGTTGGTAAGATGTTTGGATCGTTTATTAACTTTACTTGGAACCCTCAAAGTAAAAAATTAACTATTATGCAGAGACCAAGAGGATCTGAACAAGTACTTCTTTGGGCGTATAATGAAAAGCCAGATCATATTATTTTAGCAGATGTGTATGCAGGACAGTGGATTAAAGATTACACATTAGCTAATTGTAAAATTATGCTAGGACAAGCAAGAGAGAAATTTGCAAGTATTGCAGGGCCACAAGGCGGAACAGCACTTAACGGACCATCCATGAAAGCAGAAGGATTGGCAGATTTAGAAAGATTAACGCAAGAGCTTATTACATTAGTTCCGGGCGGATCTGGTTACAGTTGGATTATTGGATAATGAAAGCATCTGAATTTATGTGGGAAGACGAAGAACTATACGATGCTATGGTTTGGGGCAGAGGAAAAGCAACTGCAAGAGGCGGATCGGTTAAAATGAAGTTCCGTTGTCCGTCGGGTCCAAGAAAAAGTAGACAAGTTTCACATCCAGCTAAATGTTGGGATCATCCTAACGTAGCACAAGCACAGCGTATGAAAACTACTAGAGCTAAAACTAGTGTGCAACAAGCTCGACGTCAGAGCAGAACCAAAAATATCAATACAGCTACTAAATTGGTAAGACGCTTAAACAAATTTAAATAAAATCTCTTGACAATTAGTTTATAACCTAGTATAATGAATACATTACATTAGGAGTAAACAATTTATGATTATAGGCGTATGCGGTTTTATTGGTAGTGGCAAAGATACTGTTGCAGATTACCTTGTAAATTTCCATGAGTTTAGACGAGAAAGTTTTGCTAATACACTTAAAGATGCAGTGTCAGCTGTATTTGGCTGGGACCGTACACTAGTTGAAGGGCGTACAAAAGAAGCACGTGAATGGCGAGAGCAAGTAGATCCTTGGTGGGCAGAACGACTAGGTATGCCAACATTAACTCCTAGATGGGTACTTCAATATTGGGGTACAGAAGTATGTCGTAAGTCTTTTCATGATGATATTTGGATTGCAAGTTTAGAAAATAAGCTACGTAGCAGCAAAGATGATGTTATTGTTAGTGATGTACGATTTCCTAATGAAGTTACTGCTATTAAAAATCAAGGCGGTAAAATTGTTTGGGTACAGCGTGGTAGATTGCCTGAGTGGTACGACAGTGCTGTTCAAGCAAACAAAGGATCAAATCTCCATATAAACGAAATGAAAATTAATAAGATACATGCTAGTGAATGGGCATGGGTAGGAACAGAGTTTGATCATATTATTGAAAACGATACATCAATAGACGATTTGTACTCAATTATTAAAAAGTTAATAGTCAGCAGTTAAGTCGCCCTGTTTCCATTTTATACCTTCTTTAGTCAAAACACTAATACAGTTTGCACATACAGTTTTTAGATTACTGTGTCTGCAATTATTTAAATCACCGTCAATGTGTAGAACTCTAAACACTTCTTGATGCGGTGATTTAAATCCGCATTTGTCACATTCAAGTTTCTTTTTATATCCTGCACGAGCCCAACGAGGCACGCCAGCGTACAGCCCTTTGTTGTTGCACACTTCACACAACGATCTATAATAGGTTGTGTTTCCTTTTTTATAATTTACAGCACGTGGCCGTATTCCGCACTTACATTGTGGTCTCATAATAGTATTTACACCTTTTCTGCCCCTTTTAAGTGGTATTAAACCCAGTGATTTTTAAAATATATACTAAATACAATTGCAACAAGTTTACGTAATAGACTGATACAAAATATTACCAGGAGATAATAAAGATGGCACTAACATCACCAGGCGTAGAAGTAACAGTAATAGATGAGAGTATGTATACCCCGGCTGAGCCAGGAACAACTCCGCTAATTGTTATTTCATCATCGCAAGATAAATTAAATGCAGCAGGCACGGCAACAGCCGCAGGCACGCTGAAAGCTAACGCAGGTAAAGCATATAAAGTTACCTCGCAGAAAGAATTAGTTGATCTATTTGGAGTTCCAAACTTCAAGAAGACAGCGAGCAACACACCAATACACGGAAGCGAACTAAACGAATACGGCTTACTAGCTGGATACAGTTTACTAGGCGTATCAAACGCAGCTTTTGTTGTTAGGGCTGATGTTGACTTAGACGAATTAGAAGGCTCAACAACTGCTCCGGGAGCGAATCCAGCAGACGGCAAGTGGTGGATTAATACAGGATCAAGTGCATACGGCATCCAGGAATGGAACGGTGCTGCTGTTACTACAACAGGCGGCCAGAAGTTTGCAGCTAAAACACCAATTGTATTAACAGACGACGATGCTTCAAAAATTAGTAATGGTGCACCGACTGCTTCAGTAGGAGCAATTGGCAACTACGCTATTGTATTCGAAACTGTTAAAGGTAGCGGATCATATGTAGCTTCAAAAGAAAACGCAACAGTTTGGTACAAGTCCGCAGGTAACGGTTCAACCGTAGCACAGGGACTTTGGGTTAAAGTAGGAAGCAACGATTGGACAGCTAGCCATCCAACAATCGTTGGTAGTACTTACAGTGTATCAGCTGCTAGTAGTGAAACATTTACTATTAACGGGACAAACTTTAGCATTACAGGTACTTTAGATGACTTGGTAGCATCAATTAACGGATCTATCAGTGAAACACAAGGTATTGTTGCTAGAAACGTAAGCGGTAGACTTTATCTTTACTCAGACGGAACACTAGATGACGGCATTGGCGATTCAGCTAAAACAAATGCTATTGAAATTGGTGACGGCCTAAGTGGAGTAACAGTTAACTTTACAAATTTAGGTATTGCAAAATCTACATACTACGGACCAGCTTTACAAATTTCATCGCACACAAATGTACCTGAGTTTAAAACAGACGACACAAACTCACGTCCATCAGGAAGTGTTTGGATTAAAACAACTGAGCCTAACAGTGGCGCACGTTGGAGAGCAGCTAAGTGGCAAGCATCAACTCTAGCATGGGTTTCATACAATGCTCCAATATATGCTAACAACGGATCTTCAATCTTTGCTTTAGATAGAGCAGGCGGCGGTGTTAACATTCCAGTTGATAGTTTATATGTACAATCAAACGCAACAGAAAATAGTGGATACGATACAACTCCTATTGATGCTGCATTTAAAGTACTACGTAGAGCAAATACAGGAAACACAACTATTACATCAGCAGCAGTAACAGCATCAACGTTTACTGCAGGATCAAACACATTTACAATTGCTGAAGGAATTAAAACTTCTGCAACATTAAATGCTGGTGTTACAGTTACATTTACAGCAGCAGCAAATGCAAACGATGCAGCTTTGGTAGCAGGTGCTATTAACAGTGCAGGCTTTACAAATATTGAAGCTTCAGTTAACTCTGCAAACCAAATTCAAATTTTCCACAAACTTGGTGGAGACTTTAGAATTACAGACGGAACTAATACTCCGATTGCAAGTTCATATACTGCATTTAATATTAACACAGGATTAGGATCAGCTAACTTCTACGCAGCACCAACAGGCGCAGCTGAAGACTTTATTGCTTCTAACTGGAAACCACTAGCAGCTGATAGTTTTTCAGCAACTAGCACAGCACCATTAGCTGAACCAGCAGACGGACAACTTTGGTATAACCCAGAGTTTAGTGACGTTGACTTAATGATTCACAATGGTACAACATGGGTTGGTTATCAAAATTACAGCTCAGGGTATGCTAATTGTTCACCAGCTGGACCAATTGTTTCTGCAACAAAACCACTTGCAGCAACAGGACAAAGCGACGGAACAGCACTTGTAGATGGTGATATTTGGATTTCAACAGCTAGTTTAGAAGACTTTCCAACAATTTACCGTTGGAACGGAAATACACTAGCATGGGTACTTGTTGATAAAACAGACCAAACTACAGAAAATGGTGTACTATTTGGAGATGCACGTTATGGACTAGCAGGCGCTACTGGTAACACAGCAGCAACTATTTTAGACTTGTTAACTAATAACTATGTAGATCCAGATGCTCCAGATCCAGCACTATATCCAAAAGGTATGTTGCTATGGAACTTACGTAGAAGTGGCGGAAACGTTAAGAAATACAACAACAACTACGTTGATCTAACTGCTGACAATACACGCTTTGGTGACGAAGCAATGTCAGGCTATGCTACAGACAGATGGTCTACACAATCAGGCAACCAAGAAGATGGTAGCGGATCATTTGGTAGACATGCACAGCGTATGGTAGTTGTACAAGCACTTAAATCTGTAATTGACACAAGCTCAGAAATTAGAGACGAAGAAACAAGAAACTTTAACTTAATTTCATGCCCAGGCTATACAGAAACAATGAGCAACCTAGTTAATCTTAATATTGACAGAGGCTTAACAGCGTTTGTTATTGGTGACACACCATTAAGACTAGCAAGTGATGCAACTTCATTGTTAACATACGGTTCAAATAGTAACTTAGTTACTGATAACAGTGACGATGGACTTGTAACTTATGATGAATACTTAGGTGCGTTTTATCCAAATGGATTTACAACTGACTTAGGTGGTTCCAACGCTGTTGTTCCAGCTTCACACATGATGATGAGAACAATTGCACTAAGTGATCAAGTATCGTTTCCATGGTTTGCTCCAGCAGGAACAAGACGTGGTGGAATTAGCAACGCTACATCAGTAGGATACATTGATGCAGCAACAGGTGAATTCCAAACTGTAGCACTTAACGAAGGACAAAGAGATACACTTTACGGATTGAAAATTAATCCAATTACATTCTTTAATGGTGTAGGACTTGTTAACTACGGACAGAAAACTAGAGCTAGAAATGCTTCTGCACTAGATAGAATTAATGTAGCACGTTTAGTTGTTTACTTACGTAGCCAACTTAACAAACTTGCAAGACCGTATATCTTTGAGCCAAACGATAAAATAACAAGAGACGAGATCAAACAAGCAGTTGAATCTTTACTACTTGAATTGGTAGGTCTAAGAGCTCTATACGACTTTGCAGTTGTATGTGATGAATCCAATAATACGCCGTCAAGGGTAGATAGGAATGAACTTTATGTTGATATTGCTATTGAACCTATTAAGGCAATTGAATTTATTTACATTCCGTTGCGTGTCAAGAACACAGGAGAAATATAATGCCAATTACATCACTTAACAACTTTGGAGTACCAACAGACGCAGGAAACCAAGTACTGTTGATGCCAAAACTAAAATATCGCTTTAGGGTGACACTTTTAGGGTTTGGTGTTAGTGCAGCTACTGAATTGACAAAACAAGTTGTAGATGTTTCTAGACCTAAAGTAGGCTTTGAAGAAATGCCACTAGAAGTTTACAACTCACGTGTGTATCTAGCAGGTAAGTATACCTTTGAAACTCTTTCATTGAACTTACGTGACGATGCAAGTGGGTTTGTACAGAAACTAGTCGGACAGCAGGTACAGAAACAGTTTGACTTTGTCGAACAAGCATCTGCAAGATCAGGTATTGATTACAAATTTACAACTAAAATTGAAGTACTAGACGGTGGTAACGGTGCTAGTGAAGGCGGAGTTAACGTATTAGAAACATCAAACATGTATGGTTGTTTCCTAACTAACGTAGACTACGGCGATGCAAACTACGGTACTAACGAAGCAATGCAAGTAGCATTAACTATACGCTTTGACAACATGGTACAATGGGGCGCAGGTGAAACAGGCGTTGGCACAGGAATTGGTGCTGCGGTTGGTAGAACACTTGGTGAAACTACTACTGGTGCAGGTGGCGTAACTTAAACTTCAACAGTTACAACAATATTTAAAGCCCGGAAAATAAACCGGGCTTTTTTTATGGCTAAATAATAGTATGGCAAACAAATTTACTAGATTCTTATCAGATTTTGCAACCGGCTTAACTCAGCCTAAAGGTATCATGGGTAACTACACTCATGCTACACGATTGTTTATTGACGATACTATGCGTCTTGCGCCTAGGACTAAATTTAACTATTATGTTAGATTTGAATTTGATCCTACTGCACTAAAGTCAGGTAGCTTTAAACAAAAACATACAGAAGAAACCGGACTACTTGTAAAAAATGTAGGGCTTCCTAAGTTTAGTTTTGATACTGAAACAATAAATCAATACAACAAAAAACATAATGTATATAAAAAAATAACTTATGATCCAGTGAGCTTTTCAATGCACGACGATAATCAAGGTGTTATTAGTGCTATGTGGGCATTGTATTATGGATACTATGTTGCAGATAGAAGTTTGCCAACAGGCGCTTTTGATGCAGACCGTTATCGAAGCAAAGAAACAAACAACTATGCATATGGTTTTGATAATAACTCAAGTGTAGACTTTTTTAAAAGTGTAACTATCTACACAATGGGCCGTAGACGTTTTATTGGATACACATTAATTAATCCTAAAATTACAAAATGGGATCACGGTGAGATGGATTATGCTGAAGGTAGTGAGCCTGCAGCAAGTTCAATGACACTACAATATGAAGCAGTACAATATACAGCAGGTACAGTTTCACAAGGATCACCTAAAGGATTTACTAATCTACACTACGATACCCAATCATCTCCACTAGGAGTTGCAGGTGGTGGAACAGGATTACTATCGGGCGAAGGTGGTGTGCTTGATGGATTAGAATCAATTTTTGGAGCTCTTGGCAACGGATCAGCATTTAGTAGTCCACAAGGATTCTTAGGAACAGCCATTGCCGCAGTTAATACATATAAAAATATTAGAGGCTTGTCAAAAGACGGACTTAAAAGTGAAGCTCTTAATATTTTAACTAGCCCTGCAGGTATAAATCAAATTTCAAATACAATTAGTGGAATTGCTGGAACTGTATTTCCTAAGAACGATGCAAAGAATAAAACAACAGTAGCGAGAAAACGCGGCGACATAGGAACATAACATGCCTACTAATTTACCACCAAAGCAAATACAAGATAGTGCAGCACGTACAAGGTTATACTTTGATGTTTACGGTACTACTCCACTAGAATATAATGCAGTTGATTATGATACTGCTATTGGATTCTTTAAAGAAAAAGGATTTGAAGATTCGGCAGCACAAGTTGTTGCAACTACTCTACTAAAACAAGCCAAGTTAGAAAACATTAGTATCTCAAAAGTACTTGATGGTATTGCAGGGCTTGACTCACTAAAGATCAGTGCGTTAGTCGGAGAAGTACTTAATAACAATAGGCCTGCAACATCTACATTAGGATATCGACAGCCAGTAGAGGATACTACAAAACAGCGCAATGTGAGTCCATAATATGGCTAAGTTTGCTCAAGGCCGTTTTGAAATGAAAAACAAAGAAAAGTATGTTGGGACTAAACTTCCAATGGCTCGTTCAAGTTGGGAAACTGTGTTTATGAGGATGTTAGATGAACATCCAGGTGTTGCTAAGTGGGCAAGTGAAGCAATACAAATACCTTATAGAAATCCACTAACGGGAAAACCTACTATATATGTGCCAGACTTTTTTATTCAATATGCAGATAAGAACGGAAAGCAACATGCAGAAGTAATAGAAGTAAAACCAAAAAATCAATCAGTACGTGAAAATGTTGGCAAAAGTAGATACAATCAAGAACAGTATATTTTAAATTTAGCCAAATGGGAAGCTGCTGTAGCATGGTGTAAACAAAAGAAACTACGTTTTAGAGTAGTAACCGAAGAAGATATTTTTCACCAAGGCACCAAGAGAAGATAAGTACTTACATGACTAAGAAATTAGAAGAACTATTTAACCTAGAAGAACAGCAGGAAGAGGAAGCCGAAGTGAGTGAAACTCCGGAGATAAAAGCAATTGACGCTGATGAAATGCACAATGAAATTGCAAGTGTTAATGATAGCTATGCTGCGATTAACAACATTACTAAAGAACTTCCTCAGATATCCGAATTAAATACACTAGACGAAAATGATTTGGATAAACTTGCAGCTAAAGCTGAACAAGCATACGATGATCTAATGGATCTTGGTATGAATGTAGAAGTACGATACAGTGGACGTATTTTTGAAGTTGCTGGAGGCATGCTAAAAAATGCCGTAGATGCTAAGTCTGCTAAGATTGATAAAAAACTTAAAGCAGTAGATCTTCAGCTTAGAAAACTTAAAATGGATAAAGATGACCCAGATGATCCTCATAACATTGTTAATGGGCAAGGGTATGTTATGTTAGATCGCAACGAACTAATGAAGAAATTAAGCGGAAAGGAATAAATACTAATATGAAAACGTTCAGAGAATATTTAACAGAGAGCAAAAAAATCTACAGTTTTAATGTAAAACTAGCAGGCGACTGTCCTGAAGATTTTTGTGAAAACCTTAAGTCTAGACTTGCTTCTAGGCAGGTAGTAACTTGTGAAGAAACAAATAAAACACCAGTACAAGAAGTTCCGTTAGACTTTCCAGAGTTAAAGAACGTTGAAGTACATATTTTTAATTTAGTTACTGAGTATCCATGTACACCACAGGAAATTGAAAAAGAATTAACTGAGATGGGATGTAGTCCGGAAGTTTGCAAAGTAAGAAACAGTGCAAGTCCTTCGGAAGAGTATCAAATTAACAGTGATCCTAAAACAGGCGCATTGTTACATGATAACGAATACAAAGAAGCAGGCAAAATTAAAAATAAAGATTATTTTGGAGATGATTTTAATAAATCATTCCTAAAGGATTTAGCTAAAACAGCTAAAGCACGTAAAAAAGAATTAGGACACGATAAACTTAAAGCAGATGTATTTGCTGACGTGCCTAAAATTAAAACAGACAAAGCGGGCATAAAAAGTCCGGTAGGGAGTAACTAATGGATTTTAATCAACTTATGCAGAGAATGCGTGAACTTGACACGCCGGTAACTGAAATGCCAGTTATGCCACAAGCAACGCCAATGTCAATGCCAACACCGGAACCAAAAGACAAAGCACGTATGAATGTTAATATTAGTGCTGAAGGTGATGCTATTGAAGATATCTTAAAACTTATGACTAAAGTTAATCCAGATATGATCAACCAACCAAAACCGCCAATGCCAATGCCTATTCCACACATGGACATAGATGGCGACGGTGATATGGATGCAATGCCTATGCCTAAGCCAATTAACAAATTGCTTCCAGACTTTGACGATGATAATGATGACATGCCAGGTGGTGAAATAGACATAGATATGGACAAAGATGACCATGATGCAGATCACGATGTTATCAAAGGTCTAGACAAAGATGACGATGGTGATCACGACATGGACGATCACGATAAAGAAACAGATTCAGAAGATGAAGATGAAGATGAAAAAGAAGAAGCATATGCTAATGAGCCTGACGAAGACCACAGAGACATTGACTATATGCAAAACAAATTAGCAGGCGGAATGAACCGTCCTAAAGATACACATGCTAAAGTATCCGATGGTGATAATCCAATGCGTAAAGTTAAAGAAGGCGAGGATTTAAGAGCGCAAATCAAAGCTGAACTAGCACAACGTTTAGCAGAAGCTAAGGGAGCAAAATAATGGCAGATTTAACTCAATCTACAATCGGCGGCGGAAGTGCAATTCTAGTTGCTGCAAACAGAAAATATTATACAGACATGACAGCAACTCATTACAACGGTAACAAAGCACTAACATGTTTTGAAGTCGCATGTGGGGCAGCAATACACCAACAAACAGAAAGCGGCGAAGCAATTGAAAGCATTATGCGTATTATTGAAAAATATGCAACTGTTGTTATTCGTGGTGCAGCATACGGTTCAAACCAAAAATTTGCTGTTTTTATTGAACAGCCAAATGATTCGTTGGACTATGATGGTGCAGGTGCAGAAACAATCGTAGAACAAATTGAAGATGAAATTATTGCACTAACTGACTTATCAGGTGCTACACCAGCACAAATTGACTTTACTGGCGTAACTTGTACAGTAAAACCTACACTTGAATTAGCATAAGACTCCTACTACTAAAATCAATAGCACCTCCGGGTGCTATTTTTTTGGGTAAATAATAGTATGGCAAAATCACTTGACGGTGTGCAAATTAAGAAAGCGCACCAAAATGTAAAATACACAATAGAAGAAGTAAAGCATCTAGAAGCATGTATGGATCCTATTACAGGTCCATTATATTTTTGCGAAAACTTTCTTAAGATTCAACATCCTGTTAGAGGATCGTTAAAGTTTGAACCTTACGGATTTCAAAGAGAACTAATTCAAGCATACGCTGAAAACAGATATTGTGTTGCTATGTTACCTAGACAGATGGGTAAAACAACATGTGCATCTGGTTATCTATTATGGTATACACAGTTTGTTCCTGAGGCACAAGTCCTTATTGCTGCACACAAGTACACAGGTGCGCAAGATATTATGAACAGATATAGATTTGGGTACGAAAATTTACCTGACTTTATTCGTGCTGGAATATACACATACAACAGAAACACAATTGAATACGATAACGGAAGTAGAATACAAGCAACAACTACTACAGAAGATTCTGGACGTGGTAAATCACTTTCATTAATTTACTGTGATGAGTTTGCGTTTGTGCAACCTCCTGAAAAAGCCAAAGAGTTTTGGACTGCACTATCACCTACACTTTCAACAGGTGGTAAAGCTATTGTTACAAGTACACCAAACTCAGATGAAGATCAGTTTGCTATGATTTGGGCTGAAGCTAATAAAAAATTCGATGATCACGGTAATGACTTAACAGTAGGAACTAACGGATTCTTTCCTTACTTTGCACCGTGGACTGAACATCCAGACAGAGATGAAGCATGGGCAGCACAAGAGAAAGCAAAGATTGGAGAAGAACGTTTCCGTCGTGAGTTTGATTGTGAATTCTTAATCTTTGATGAAACACTTATCAACAGTGTTAAACTTATAGAACTGGAAGGCAAAGAACCTATAGTAAACATGGGGCAAACACGCTGGTACAAAAAGATTGATCCAAAAGCAACATTCCTTATAAGTATGGATCCAAGTTTAGGTACAGGTGGCGACTACGGTGCTATTCAAATATTTGAAATGCCGTCAATGACACAAGTTGGAGAGTGGAGACACAACCTAACTCCTATACAACAGCAGGTAAGAGTACTTAGAGAAATTTTACAATACATTCATGAACAGTGTGAAGAAAAAGGCAGTCCAAACCCAACTATCTATTATAGTGTTGAGAACAATACAATTGGTGAAGCAGCACTAGTAGTTATTTCTGACATTGGAGAGGAAAACTTTAGAGGGTTATTCCTAAGCGAACCAATTAGAAAAGGGCATGTAAGACGCTATAGAAAAGGCTTTAATACAACACATAAAACAAAGATTACTGCGTGTAGTAGCTTTAAAAACTTACTAGAAAAAGGTAAAATGACGGTATACAGTAAACCGTTAATATCAGAACTTAAGACATTTGTAGCACACGGAGTTGGGTACGGTGCTAAAACAGGTGAACACGATGACCTTGTGTCCGCAGTACTTTTAATTGTACGCATGGCAAATGTGTTATCTGACTGGGATCCTAAGATATACGAAAAAATGACCGAAAGAATGACCGAAGATCAGTTCCCAATGCCGATCTTCATTAGCACAGGATATTGATAAATAGTTATATGGATGCAACGAATAACATAGCAACTGATCTATTCTACAAAATTAGAAGTAGATTTAAAGGTTTAAAATTAGGCGATGATGCTGGGTCAATTACAATTAATCCAGAAGACGCTCGCTTCTTTGATTTTGATTACAACGAAGGTGATAAAAACATCGGGCATGTAAGTATTAGTTTGGCAGAACCAAACTCAATGAAGGTATACTTTTCAAATGGTATTACTGAAGGTATGGATGGTGATCAAAAAGATAACTGGTTTGGCTTCCTAAAAGAATTAAGAAAATTTAGTAAAAGACGAATGTTAGCATTTGATACAAGAGACATTTCTAAAGACAATTTAGATCAAAGAGATTATGCGTTTTTAAGTCAGCACACATCACCAAAAGCTGATAATAATACAATAGTAAAACCAGTCGGAGAGAGTACAATGAATGAGAGTAACCTATACGGTACTAAAAAACAAAGTTTCCAAAAATTGGAAGATACAAGATTAATCATTAAGCACAGTAAGACACTTGCTGATGATACAGAGCAAAAACCCGGCGACAGGTCAAGAAATATTGGAGCGTTGTTTGTTGAAAACTCACAAGGCGAAAGATTTAAATATCCCTTTATTCACTTAGCTGGTGCTAGAGCAATGCAAAGACACGTTGCAAATGGCGGTGCTCCATATGATGAAATTGGTGAAAGCATTATTAAAATGAGTGAAGAAATTGCTCAACTAAAAAGTTTCACAGGCTATGTTGTACGTAACGACTTAATGAACTCCGACACTAATTCTGTTGTTGAACGTAGCAAAGGCCAACTTGATGCTTTAAGAGAAAGAGTTGCTAAATTATCTAAACAAGCACACTACGAAAACTATATATCTGAATTCCAAACACCAGAAGCATTTGAAGTTCCAGACGAAGTTATGGAACAGTTTAAAGATCAATTTACTGTACGCAATTTTAAAGAAGATTTAGCATCAGTATTTCCAGTACTATACAGGCTGATGAAAGAAGATGAAATTATAGGCTATGACGACATAGTCGAAATGTCAGGCAGTGAAGAATCAAACTACCATTGTAAAGATTGTGGAGACACAATGCACAAACCTACTTCTGATTGCTCACATGATTCACATGATGAAAAAGGCAGTCATTGGATTGATGACAACGGTAATGGTATTAACGATGTAGATGAATCATCCGATCCGATGGCAGCATTTGAAGCTTGGGCGATGGGTTTAGGTGAAGATTCGCCAATTCAATCAGGCAGCGACGAAGAAATTAAAGAAGCAGTGTCTAGTTTAAGTGAGCTAGTTAACTCAGAGTTTCCAGCAGGCATGGGCGGAATTAACGCTATTGAAAGTTTAAAAGGTATTATCGAAGATGGTACATTGTTTAATGATATTAAAGAACAGGCTAAACAAGATCCAAACGCAGATTGTCGTCCATTAATTAAAGCATGGGTTCAAGAGAATGCACCAGAAGTATTAGAAGACCTAGACTTTGGTGACATGGTAGACGAACCAGCCATGGAAGATGCATTTGATAAGGCAGATAGAATTACAGATCCAGAAGAACTTAATTTATATGGTCCAGAAGACATAGAAAATAATAGTAAACTGAGTGCAGAAGAACTTAAAGACGAGCTAGAAGGCTCCATCTATCATTTAATGGATAAAGCCAGTGATGATTTTACTGACAATGATCATATTGCAGATGAATTGGGAGACCACTTTGCCAACATGCATCTTAAAGCCGACGATAAAACATTAAGTTGTTATTCAGCAATAAGAGATTTGATAGATGCAGATCCATCAGACGTTTATGAAACAGGTAAGAAATGTCTTAAAATATTAGGCGCTCAAGAACATGAAGATAATATTCGTGGTAACAAAGGACCAAGAGGCCGTCCAGCCGCAGATGCTTATGCTGGTGGGATGGAATCACAACAAGAAGGGTTTATGCCAGAAGAGATAGAAGGCAAGACTGAGTTTGAATTCATTGGCGATGACGGTGAATCACAAATGGGAACATTACACTATAAAGCAAAAATTGAACAAACAGAAGAAGGCGGCTACAAAGCAATTATTGATCCTAAAAGTTTAAGAGGCGAAGCAGATCCAATGGAAGATCCAAATGGCGCAAACGCTAAAGTGGACGACGAACTTGCAACAATGCAGGTAGTACCGGGCGGAGATGCTCATGAAGGCGCAATGGAATTTGCAGAAGAGGACGCACAAGAACAAATTGAAAATGCTGACACAAACGAAGGCAACGGACACAAAGAACAGGAATCTAAAAATAAGTTAAACGTAACAGAAGTAGCTAACTTTATCCTGTCAATGTATGACAGACAAGCTGGTACATTCCCTAAAGGCCCAGAAGGTGTTGCTACTATGGTAGGCAAGAAGTTTGGTGAACAAGCAGAAATGGTTGCTCGCAAAATGGTAGAACGTATGGCACCTGCACAAGAACACGGTGCAGAAGAACTTGCTGAGTTAGAAAGAATCAAAACTCTTTCAGGCGCTTACTAAAAGACGTAAATAACACTTATAAAAATGGAGAAATTATGATTAATTTTATTAAGAAGATATTTGGTATGGATACTGCACCTGTTGTAGTAGAAGAAGCAAAGGTAATTCAAAAAACAGTTACGAAAAATGGTGTAGGACATGCACCTAAGATTGAACCTGTAATTACTGAAGTTAAAAAAGCTACTGCTAAAAAAGCTACTGCTAAAAAGCCTGCTGCTAAAAAAACTAAGAAGTAACTGAGCTAGGCTCAAAACTAAAAAGGGTTGCTTTACAGTAGAGCAACTCTTTTTTTATGACTAAATATTATACGTTCATCCTATCAAGGACGGAAGTAGCATAACGCGAAGGAACGCACCTAACTTTAAAAAGGAGGGTGTTATGGAACTATGGAACCAATATTGCTGGAAGATAGCAGTTCGAGACCATAGACGTAAGCAGATATTAAAACGCTTATGGCTACGTTCAATCAACATATACATTTAATGATTTTACGTATGACTTCTGCTCTAAAATATGTTTAAATACTAGTGCAGTACAATTTTTAAACTTAATTAAGGAGTACAAGTTATGTGGACAAAACCAGAATATACAGAAATGCGTTTTGGGTTTGAAGTAACAATGTATGTATTAAACAGGTAACAATGCAGTAATTAGGAAGGAGGCTTTTGTCTCCTTTCTTTTTGGCTAAACTGATTCACTTTTGTACAAATTAACTGTTGACAAGATAAATATATGAGTGCATAATAGTATATGTGCATTAAGGCATAAACAAAGTAAGATAACCATAAAGGCTATAGGAGGCATTATAAAATGGCATCACTCGCAGAAATCCGCGCTAAACTTCAAGAAGGCGCAAACAAAGCATCCGGTGGAAACACTGGCGGCGACAACGCAATTTACCCACATTGGAATATGGCAGAAGGCAAAGAATCGGTATTACGATTCCTACCTGACGCTGACAATTCTAACACGTTCTTTTGGGCAGAACGTGCTATGATTAAACTTCCGTTTGCTGGAGTAAAAGGCGAATCTGACTCACGTCAGGTTATTGTACAAGTTCCATGTATGGAAATGTACAACGATGGTACACCGTGTCCGATCTTAACAGAAGTTCGTCCATGGTTCAAAGACAAATCATTAGAA